GCCAAAGCTCCTTAAGAGCGACGTTAGCGGATGGGAAACTTCGCTGTCTGCATCATCTATCAGCTGGGTCATGTTTGCCTACTCGTTGGTCTCCACGAGTAAGTACAACACGACAAGTCTGTTTGCTTTGATTGGCACCCTCATAACAGAGGCTGCCTTCTTGCTAGATGGAGGCCTTGTCGTTGTCAAAAATGAGCGTGGCGGACAGATTTCCGGTCACTACCTCACCACAAAGACAAACTCTCCTGCACGGGGCATGTTTGCCATCAACGCTGGCAACGTTCCTGTCTGCATGGGAGACGACACACTAGAGTTGAGTATGTCCGACATTGATGATCTCGTGTCTTCGTACCTCTCCACTGGACTAACAGTCCGCGACGCTGAAGTTCACAGTGTTGACGAGTTTGAGTTTTGCTCCTCGCTTATCACTTACGTTCAGGGCGTCATCCATCATGCTCACGCGAATTTTGGGAAGTCTATTTACAGGCTCCTCACTAAGGGCTGGTCTTTAGCACAGGCCACTCACTTGCTGACTCCTGGGTTTTCGGACTCCGACTCAGCGGCTGAGTTTGTGGCGCAGATGGAGGTTCTCAACAACGCGCTGGCAGCCGAAGGGTTCGAGTCTCTCGCAGACTTCGACTCGGCTGTTTGGAAGCGTCTATACGACGCTGACGCGTTCGTCCTCGAGGACCACCCTTCCTTTCATTAGTTTGGCACGAGCTGTCGCTGTTCGTGCCTGTGGAAATCCCAGCAGCGATGAAGAATACGAAGGGAAACAGACGGGCGCGCGTTGCTTCCGGACCCCAAAGGGCCGCTAGGTCGGCCCCAACTAACAACGCAAAACTTGCTAGTCAAGTCAACACGCTCCGCCAGAAAATCGACCAGATCGGAAAGACCATCCCTAAGGGGACGTTCAGTACGCTGGGTCAGACAGCTGGCGGGGCCTTTGGCGGACCACTCGGAGCCACGCTAGGTCACCTAGCTGGCAAAGGACTGTCTGCCATCACCGGCTACGGCGATTACGAAGTCAAGTCTAACACGCTTGCTACCGTCGCTACTAGCATGGACAGCGTTCCCCAATTTTTCAGGAACGACCACACTGTCCGTATCAGGCATCGCGAATATGTCAAGGACTTGACCGTCCCCACCACACCTTCCGCGTTTACGCTTGAATCATTTGCCCTTAACCCGGGCAACCAAGCCCTCTTCCCCTGGCTTGCCAGTATCTCTAAAAGCTACCAGCAGTACAAGGTTCGAGGCATGGTCGTCGAGTACAAATCGATGACATCAGATTATGCTGCCGCCGGGCCTCTCGGCACCGTGGTAATTGCTAGCAATTACAACGTTGTTGACA